GAAGTTCCGGAACGGCACCAGGACCGTCTGCCAGAGCCACACGGCGGCGTCGATCAGGGCCTGGAAGGCGGGCACCACGACGCTGGTGAAGATGTCGGCGACGCCCTGGAGCGCCGCTATGAACGTGTCGGCCAGGAACTCCCCGAAGGGGACCAGCACGTCCTCCCACAGGAACACGAGGGCGGGCCCGGCGTTCTGGGCGACGAACGAGATCAGGCCGGCGATCGCTGACAGGACCTCGGCGAGGGTGATCGCTATGAACGCGAACGCCTTCGCCAGGGCCACCAGCAGCGGGGCGCCCAGCTCGACGATGAGCAGCGTGACCAGCTGTGCTAGCGGGGGCACCAGCGGCACGAGCGCTATCAGGATGTCGGCGAACGCGAGAGCGATGTCCCCGAACGCCTGTGCCAGCTCGGGCAGGACCGGGGTCAGCTCGTTGAGCACTTCCAGGATGACGCCGGCGAGGACGGCGCCCAGCTCACCGAGGATCGGCAGGATGGGCAGGAGCCCGGTGACGAGCTTGGCGAAGACGTCCGCCATGATCGTCAGCTGGGCGGCGAGGCGGCCGACCAGGACGTTGGCCAGCTCGATGAGGATGGGGGCGAACGCCTCGACCAGCACGCCGATGACCTCGGCGAGCGGGGGCAGCAGCTCGGCCACGGCCCCGGCGATCGTGGTGAACACGTCGGCGACGATCGGCAGGATCGGCAGGAGGACACCGGTCAGGACGTCGGCCAGGGCGCCGGCCATGATGCCGGCGAGGTCGGCGATGACCGGTAGCAGGGCGGAGGCGACCGACAGCAGCTCGCCCCCGAGCTGCTCGACGACGGGCCCGATGGCGTCGGCCAGGGTGCCGAACACCTCGGCGAACGTCTCGACGACACCGGAGTCGAACAGGCTGTCGAACACCGAGGCGAAGATCTCGGCCAGGGACCCGAGCTGCTCGGCGACGATGTCGAGGACGGGCCCGAACGCCGTGGCGAACTGCTGGATGATCTCCCCGGCGACCGACAGGATCGGCGTCAGAGCGACGACGACGGCGCCGAGGGCGGCGATGACGGGGGGAAGGACGGCGGCGCCCAGCTGGGCGAGCGTCGAGAGGATGGGCTGGAGCGCGATCGCGATCTGCACCAGCAGGGGCCCGAGCGGAGCGAACGCCACGGACATCTGCTCGGCCACGAACCCGAGCGTGTTGCCCAGCACCCCGAGCCCTTCCCCGAGCCCGCCGAAGATGGCGGCCAGGCCGGGGGCGAGGCCGGCGAAGATGTCGAGCACGGCGGGGATCAGGTTGGAGGCCACCGACGTGAGCGCGGGGGCCAGGACACCGAGGGCGTCGCCGACCACGGTGGTGGCCTCGGCGAGTGTGGTCTTGAGGAGGGGGATCAGGGGCTGGAACGCGTCGGTGAGCGTGAGCTGGATGGTGTCTTTGAACGTCGAGAACAGGCCGGTGAGGGTCTGGGCCTGGGCGGCCATGGCCCCGGCGGCCCCGGGGAACTCGCGCATCCCGGCCAGGAGGGCGTCGATGCCTTCCTTCGCCGGAATGGTGCCCTTCGTGATCTGCTCTTGCAGCTCGGCGGTGGTGAGCCCGAGCCCGTCGGCCATGGCCTGGAACGGGGCGAACCCGGGGAGCGCCTCACCAAGCTGGAGCATCTCCTCGCTGGTGACCTTGCCCCGAGACGCCATCTGACCGAGCGCCCTCACGACGCTGTCGATGGCCTCCGGGGGGGCGGCCAGCACAGCGGTGAGGTCGCCGATGGTGGTCACCACCGGGATGATCTCGTCGCGCGCGATGCCGGCGGCCTCGCCGATGGCCAGGAGCGACCGGGCGTTGTTGGCCAGGCCCTGGAACTCGAACGGGGTGCTGGCAGCGAACTGTTGCATCTCGCGGATGAACGCGTCGGCCTCTTCGGCCGACCCGAGCAGCGCCGTGAACCCGATGCGGGTTTGCTCCAGCGACGCCGCGCCCATCACCCCGAACGCCGTCGCCGCGGCACCGGCGACACCGAACCCGAGAGCGATGGCCCCGAGGCCGGTGGTGACGAGCCCGAACCCGGCGCCGCCGGTGCCGATGCGGGCCAGGGCCCGGGTGCTGTCGTTCGCCGAGTCGCGGAACGAGCGCTCGACGGTCTCGGCGGCCAGCTCGGCCTCGGCGATCACCGGCCCGAACGCGTCGGCCCCACCGATCTTCCGTAGCTCGTGGTCGATCTCGTCGCCGGTGCCGGAGAACGTGTCGGTGAACGCGTGCTCGACCGCCTCAGCGGCCACCTCAGCGTCTCGGACGACGTCCCCGAAAGCGTCGGCGCCGCCGATGTCCCGGAGGTCTTCCTGGACGGCCAGAGCGGCCGCTTGGAACGCAGCCTCGACCGTCGACGCCACGGTCTCGGCCCGGAGGCCGGCGGTCCCGAAGTCGTCGGCGGTGCCGATCTCCTTGAGGGCCCGCTTCGACGCGTTCTGCGCTTCCTTGAACGCCGACTCGATGGCCTCGGCCGCCCGCTCGGCGCCCCCGGGGATGTCGGCGAACGCGTCCGCTCCGCCGATCTGTTCCAGGGCCAGCTCGGCCACCCGGCCGGCGTCGGAGAACGCGTCCTTGATGACGTTGCCGGTGGCCCGGGCGTCGGCCTCGGGGTCGCGCAACGATTCGGAGATCGACCGCGACGCCTCCTTGAACGCCCGCTCGATGTCCTCACCGACGTCGGTGAACGCCGACTCCAGCGCAGCGGAGACCTCGTCGCCGACTCGCTCTACACCTTCCAGCGAGTCGGCGACGCCGTCGATGTCCCGGTCAGCCTGCTTGGTGTCGGCCGTGACCTCTACGTGGGCCTCAGAGAGGGGGCCTGTCACCATGGGGCTACGTCACCTGTCCAGCTAGGGCTCCCGAGCCGATCACCGGCACCGGGGGCTCGGCCATGGCGGCCGCTTCCCCGAGGTGCTGGCCGGCGGCGACCGACGAGCGGAACGCGTTGCGGTCACCACGCCACCACGAGGGCGGCGGGATGTTGTCGGGGGCCGTGCCGGGCACGCGGCGGCCATCCTTGCCCAGAGGGGCCCGGGCGGCCGCCGAAGCGGGGCGGTTACCAGCGCGGCGGCCAGCGGGGGCCTCGGCCTCACGCTTCGCCGCGAGCGCCGCAAGCAGGCTGTAGTCGCCTTCCAGCGCAGCATCGACAGCGGCACGGCCCTCGGGGGCCGCGCCGTCGAGCCAGCGGTGGTAGAAGAGGTTCAGCAGCCGAGGCGGCGCCAGGGTCATGGGATCTACCCCGCGGCCGGCGCACCAGCCGTCGAGGTCCCACCAGTTCCGCCGTCCCCATTCGAAGAGGAGGACGACGGCCCGGTAGGGCGGCCGGCGTAGTGGGAGACGAGCGCCCGGAACACGGCGGCCATCTGCGGGATGGTGATCATCCTGTCGAGGTGCTGCTGACGCTTCGCGGGGGTCAGGCCCTTCGCCGGGCGGCGCATGTTGGCCTGCCAGTCGGTCCACGAGGCGGGCTCCAGGACCTCCTCCAGGAACTGGACCATCTTGACCATCTGGGCGGCGCCCGAGCGGTCGAGCTTCGCCGCGGTGGCGGGGTCCAGGTTGGCGAGGTCGTCCATGGTGACGCCCTCGGGCAGCTCGGCGACGGCCTCGGCGCCCCCACTCTGGGGCACCAGGTCCAGGAACGTCTCACCGGCGACCTCGGCGAGCCCGTGGTAGCGGACACCGTTCAGGGGAATGACCACCTTCTCGGTGCGCTTCATCCCGGTGAAATCTTGTAGCTCTGCCACTTCGTTTCCTCCCGTTAGGCCCGGCCAGCTGGCAGGGCGTTGAACAGGAATCTACGGGGTGGGATCACGTGGCCACGAGCATGGGCTATGCGCCATGACCTGGGCGCCCAGATCGAACCGGACCCCTCGTGGACCGCCATGGAGTAGACGACGTTCGACCCCACCTCGATGACGAGCCCGTTGGCGACCTCCGTCGGGGCCGTGCGGTCCTGCGCCGCCCGGAGCCGCCCGTTGTCGACAGGGCACAGCACCTTCGCCGCGTTGACCACCCGCTCGGCCCGCCGGATCAGGTCGCGGCCCACCGGCCCGTCAGGGCTGCGCAGGAGGTAGTTCACGGCGGCGCTGTTCCGCTTGACCACGTCAGCACTCCCCGCAGTTGAGGAGCCCCACGAGCACGTGCAGCTCGGACCCCACGCACTGGCCACCCTGCCCGACCCCGAGGTGTTCCTGGAGCACCCGCTTGGTCTTCGCCCGGGCCGGGTTGCCGTCGTCGAGCGGGCAGCACGACACGGCCCGGCGCACGGCGGTGCGGTCGGTGAAGTCGACCAGGCCCGCAGCGTTGATGTCGGCACCCGGCGGCGGGTTGCCGTGGCCGTCCTGGGTGGGGCCGCAGCGGAGCACGGTGACCACGTACTCGACCACCGTGTACGTGGCCAGACAGCTGGTCTCGGTGAGGAGCTGCGTCGGGAAGCTGTCGGACGGGTAGGCGGTGCGGATGTGCACGGTGAGCTGACCGCCGCAGTGGCACCAGTCCCAGGCCACCTGGCCACCGGGCACCAGGTAGGCGTGGGCCGGTGCGCCCTCGGCGGTCTCGGCCAGGGCCGCAGACGAGCACTCCAGGAGCTGCTGCGCGACCTCGATGATCCGGCCGTCAGCCGGCGCCGGCCCCGGCATCAGGTCCCCCCGGTCAAGGTGCGGGCCTCGCGACCGAACGTGTCGGGGTTGTGGAACCGGGGCCGGTCCTGGAGCCGGCCCGGGTTGTAGGTGTTCAGGAACCGGTCGACCATGTCGAGGCCGGTCAGCCCGTTCTCGGTCAGCTCGACGATGCTGGGGAACGTCTGGTCGACGCCCTGCCGGGAGACCCCGGTGGTGTAGGCGGGGAGGCGGCACTGGCCGGTGGTGCAGAACGCGGCGTACTCGGCGGCCAGCTGGGCCAGAGCGAACGACCCGGCCGGCGGCACCGGCCGACCGAACACCGCGGTGACCGACCAGGCGCCGACACCGGACACGGGGATCGTCCAGTCCTGGCAGAGGGGCCAGCGCTCGCCGTCGCGTCGGACCAGCTTGTAGCCGTCCCAGAGCACGTAGGCGTCGGCCGGTAACACCACGCCGTCGACGATGACCTCGACGATCGACGTCGCGGTCTCGGGTAGCTCCAGGGTGTCGGCGTCGTTGCAGCCGCAGCCCGTGCGCCGGCAGCTGCCACACACGGCGTTCCACCACAGGCCCGGGCCCCGCATCACGGGCCAGGTGATGCCGTCCCACCACGAGCGCGGACGCCACCCCGAGGGGGTGCAGTCCTGCCGGCAGGGCCGGAGGGGGACGGTGCAGTAGCCGTACTGCTGGCCCGACCTCACCCACAGATCGGCAGCGGCCAGGGCTCACACAGCGGAACACTCATGTCACCAGCATGGCCTACGGCCCCCCAGGTCAGAGCGGGCAAGGTCGCGCCCAGCTCTCCAGCTACAGACGCACTCGCTTCGATGTCGAGCCCCAGCGCCGGCAGGAGCACGGTCAGGTCGGCCACCGGCGGGCCCTCGACGGTGCCCTGGAGGTCGGCCAGGAGGGCGGGGAGGACGCCGTCGAGCGCCCCGGCGCCGGCAGCGGCGGCGGCCAGCGCCACGTCGAGCGGCGGCAGCCCGGCGGCCAGCGCCCCCGCAGCGGTCGCGGTGCCGGCCAGGGTGCCGTCGAGCGCCGGCAGGACAGCGGTCAGGGTGCCGGCCACGTCGGCCGTTGAGGCGGCCAGGTCCACCACCAGCGCCGGCAGTGTCGCGGCCAGCGCACCGTCGGCGGCCGCAGCCCCGTCGAGCGCGACGCCGAGCGCCGGCAGCACGGCCCCCAGGACGCCGTCAGCGGCCGCAGAGGCCGCCATGGCCACGGAGAGGGCCGGGAGGACAGCCTGGGCCCACCACGGGGTCGGCGGCCGACGGGCCCCGGTGAGCCCACGTCGTCACCGTCCGGGCCGAGGTCTCCGCCCCGCCCGGTTGCCACGCCGCGGGGTTGATCGACCCGGCCGTCACGGTGTTGGTGCACGAGTCGACGCGGGTCTGGGTCGACAGGATCGACTGCTGCGAGTTGGGGAGCGGGTCGACCGGATCCGGGAACGGGTCCTCGTGCGACACGAACGTCGTCCCCACCAGCGTCTCCTCGGTCCCCCAGGGGAAGACGAGGTTGGGCGGGTCCGGGGTGTTCGACAGGAACGCCACCGCGGGCGGCGTCGCCGTGTCGAAGTTCGACAGCCGCCGCGCCACCGCGGAGAACCGGCAGGTGTTCACCGTGGTCACCGTGATGTTGGCCGGCGGCGTCGCCAGGTAGTCGCAGTACGCGAACGAGCTGGTGACCCCACCCTCAGACGGGGTGTTGTCCACCAGCTCGACCCACCCAGCCGGCCACGTCGTGCCGGGTGCCAGGTTGTTCCGGCCCGTGGCCATCTCGACCGTGACCCGAGACCCGATGATGGTCCCAGCGGGCAACACCACCACGTGGCTGGTGGCGGCCGTCGACCGGAAGCTGGTCTGAACGGCCTCGACGACGGGCGCGGTCATGCCGGTTACCCGGCGGGCATCGTCAGGGTGCCGCTCGTGATCTCGACTTCCAGGCCCACGGAGATGGTGGTGGTGTTGAGGGTCAGCTGGCCCCCACCACCGGTCACCGTCACGGCGCCGTCGAGCACGGTGGCCCCGGTGCTGTCCTTCGCCCGGAACCAGCCGGCCACGCCGTCGTCGACACCCGTGGCCGTCGGGATGGGAGTCACGTCGAGCGTCTTCACACCGGTGACGGCCGCCGCGAAAGCGGGGTCCGACAGGGTGAACGTGAGCAGCAGGTCACCGGTCTCGGCGTCGTTCGCGTTGGCGGGCTGGGCGCCCGTGAACACGTCGATGGTGCCGGGGCCGGCGCCCGCGTCCAGGCGCACGCCGACAGCATCGGCGGCGGCGTTCCTGGACGCGGTCGGGATCCGGGTGGCCATGGCCTACGCCGCGGGCAGCGTGACGGCGCCGCAACCGGTCTCGGCCGGCAGCGGTAGCCGGGTGATGTTGAACCCTCGGTGCGCGTCGGCGGGCACCTGGTTGATGAACTTGGTCGCGCCCGGGCCCGCCCCCCACAGGAGGTTCGCCTTCTCCGACCGGGCCAGGATGCGCCACTCGATGACGTCACCGGCGATGGTGAAGTCGTTCAGGCGGCCCGACGCCACGTGCGGCCACGCCCAGTAGGCGGAGCGCGGGTCGTCCTCGGTGCACGTGTCGGCGTCGGCCTGCCAGACCTCCAGCCCGAAGCGGGCGTCCACCGAGCCCTCCTTGACCCAGAACCCGGTGCCCGTCGCCGGGGTGCCGGTGACGATGATCTCCTGGCCCGTGGTGATGGCCACCAGGTCGGGGTCGATCGCGCAGAGCCGGATGTTCAGCTCGTCACGGAGGAACTCGTCGTTCCCTCGGCGGTTCACGCAGAACCGGCCGTCAGCGCGCCGCAGCTGGTAGGTGATGCCGTCTTCGTACTGGGGCGAGACCTGGACCTCGACGAACCCGGCCGACACGATCAACGAGCCCACGCCCGTGACGGGGGCGCCGCACTCGTCGAGCCGGATCAGTCGGAACAGCGAGCCCTGGATTGGGGAGATGCACTCAGCTACCACGGTCGGCCTCCACAGCCTTGTCGACGGCCGCGACGATCTCGTCGCGGCCCATGGTGTCGGTCACAACCACCGGTAGCCCGGCGGCGGTCAGTCGTGCGGCGTAGCCCGCCCAGGCGTCCCGGGAAGAACCCTGGCCGGCCCTGGGCGGCGCTTCGCCCACCACCGAGACCGCATCGGTGGTGTCGTCGGCCGTCACGGGAGGGTGAACGGCCGTCGAGCCGGGCAGCGGATCGCGCACGAGCTTGCTCAGCTCGCCCCGCTGCTCGTCGTCGAGGGCGTCGAGCCCCTCCACTTCGATCTCGTTGGCGCCGTACGGGCGCCACACCAGGCCCGCCTCGGCGAAGATGCCGGCGGCCACCAGCAGCCGCTCCTGGCCACGGAGACGGAGCCGGATCACGGCGCCTCCTCCAGCGTGACCTCGGCCGCTGCCAGGCAGCAGTCGAAGGTGACCGAGTAGAGCCGGTACACCAGGTAGAGCGTCGTGTTCTGGAGCCGGCCCACGATCTCGCCGGGCTGCGAGCCCAGGTCCTGGATCGGGCCCCGCTTCACCTGAACGGCGCCGGTGGCGTAGAACCAGCCGGTGCCAGCGGCCGGCGCCGACCCGTCGGGCCCGGGGTAGGCGCCACCGGAGTAGGCGGCCACCCGGTTGCCGGCGAGCGTGCGGAGCTGCTCGCCCTCGCGGCGCACCACGTAGGCGTTGTCGAGCAGCGCCAGCGCCGCCCGCGGGACGTGGATGACGCCCTCGCCCCCGTAGCACTCGCCCAGGTAGCCCTCCAGCAGCCCGACGGCCTCGGCCGGCGTCACAGCGGAGCTGGTGACCTCGGTGGCCGCCATCTGCTTGGTGGGCGTCACGGCGCCCTGGGAGAGCCCGTTCACGACCGTGTCGGAGGCGAGGTGCGGGTACACCGTCGTCGCCGGCCCATCGGTCGGGTGGCCGGTCCAGAACACCCGCTCGACCGCGCGGGCCTCGCCGTCGGTCAGCCGCTGCTCGGCCCGGCGCTTGAGGTCGACGAGGTCGTCACCGAACCCGACCGGTGAGCAGGGCTCCCAGCCGTAGACCCGGAACACGTCCTCGGCCCAGACGTCGACCCCGTCGCCCGTGGGCTCCCCGGTGACCGGGGTCCCCGAGCACGGGATCATCGCCGTGGAGCTGGCCGGCCCACAGACCCGGCCGACCCGCATGGTGCCGTGCGTCCACTCCCTGGGGAGCGTCGCCGGCAGCTCGGCCGCGGTCAGCAGCCCGAACCGCAGGGGGGTGAACGACGGCCCGCCCTCCACTAGTGCGTACTGGTCAGGCATCGTCGCCCACCCTCCTCTCGGTGACTACCGGCCCTGGCCTACGCCGACGCCGCGGACTGGTCGACCTGGGCGCCGGTGGTGCCCTCGGGGTACATCGTGGCGAAGTTGATGCGAAGCGCCCGGTTGCCTCGGGCACCGATCATCGACGCCTCCTCCGACCAGGCGGCCGTGAAGTCGTTCTGGCTGTTCAGCACGCTGTCGCGCACCACGCCCAGGTTGAGGTTCATGCCACCACCGCGGAAGAAGTGCCCCGGGGGGTACATGCGCACGTAGAACGACGACGGCCACGCCGTCGGGGCCGTGTCGGCGCCCATGGTGCCGGCGGGGGCGGCCCAGCCGGTGGCGTGCTGCCAGTCCTCGGTGAACACGCCGCGCAGGTTGCGGGCGTCGAGCTGCCGCATGAACCAGGAGTCGGCGACCGACAGGTCGTCCCACGCGTTGCGCTTGGCCAGGTCCGACCGCAGCAGGCCACGGACGAACACCGGGATGTCCACCTGCATGACGGCGTTCTCGGGCATCCCGAGGCGGAGCCGCTCCGACGTCGCGGCCAGCTCCAGCGCACCCAGGAAATGGGTGGTAGCGGAGCTGGAGGCACCCATGACCGGGGTCTGGGCCACGACCGTCGGGTGGGCGTCCATCAGGGCGCCGTGCCGGCGGTTCATGACCCGGGCGTGCGCGATCTGCACGAGCGCCAGGTAGTGCCGGATCACCTCCGGATACGCGTCCTGGGTCAGGTTGCCGGCCAGGACGCAGATCCCGAGGAGCCACAGGCGCTCCTCGTTGAAATCCGGGCACGGCGGGCGGAGGCAGCTCTTGACCGGGGTGTCACCGGTCGCGGCCAGGATGTCGTCGGTCTCGGTCCACAGCCACGGCATCGTGGCGTTCGTCGCCACACCCGAGGCGGCCACACCCGACAGACCGAAGAACTGGGCCAGGTCGAGCGACTCAGGCCAGCGGAGCCCGCCCCGGCGGATGCCGACGGTCGGGATCTCGATCTGGCCGGTCGGCGGGCCGGTGACGTCCCAGAACGAGTAGTCGATCTCGCTGGGGGCACACCAGCCACCGGCGGCCACGAGGGCCTCCATGCCCGAGCGGGTGCTGGGCGCACGGGTCAGCTCGGCGAACGCAGCCTCGACCTCGGCCAGGGACGCACCCTCGCCGATGACGTGCTGGTAGTTGCGGGCGATCGACGCCACCGGCATCGGCGAACCGTTGCCCGAGGTGACCGCCATCGTGCGGGCCCGCTCACCGAACGCCGACACGAGATCGTTCAGCGACTCCAGGCGCTGGCCGCCCCGGGTGGGGAGGTTGCCGGCGGCCGTGATGACCAGCTCGTTGACCTCGGCCCGGGAAGGCGCGGAGGGAGCCGGCGCGTTGCGGGCGATGTCGGCCATCGACATGGCCGGGTTCATGGTGCCGGCCCGGGGGCGGGCAGCGACGGTCAGCGGCCGGCGGGCGGCGGCGGCGACGGCCTCGACCGGGGCCTCTTCGGCGACGGCCTCGGCGGGCGCCTCGACGGGGGCGGGCTCGCCCTCGACCACGGGCACCTCGGCGGGCGCCTCCTCGACGGGCTCGGGCGTCACCGTGCCACGGGCGTCGAGCACGGCCTGGACGTGGCCGGCCTGGACGGCCTCGCGGCTTTCGATCTCGGTTCCCAGGGCGGCGATGGCCCCGGCCAGCTCACCGGCGCGGGCGCCGTCCTCGGCGGTCACGCTCGACGGGTCCGTCTCGGCGGCGTTGGCCAGATCGTCGAGAGCGGCCTGGCAGCTCTCGCGGAGCGTGGTCAGCTCGGCGGGCTCCAGCGTGGAGAGATCCTCGGGGACGGTCAGGTTCGCGGGGGCCTCGGTGGGCTCGGGCATCGGGTCGGTCCTCTCATGGACGCAAGGTGTGCGTGTAGGGAGTCGACCAGGTCGAGCACTGCGGGCCTCACCGGCGGGGACCAGGTCCCTGACCGAGCGGTGGCTAACTGCGGAGAGTATGCGCCCGCCACGGACGGGGTGTCAACGCGGCCCGGACGCGCAACCGCCCCCCGGCGGCAGGTGTGCCAGGGGGCGGTGCGGGCCCGGAGAGGCCGATCAGGAGCGAGTGTAGGGGAACACCTGCCGCCCGATGTGTTCGGTGTACGCAGGGGGGATCGCCTGTGCCAGCCCGGGCTGATGCTCGGTCCAGTCGATCCCTAGGGCCTCGGCCGCCTCGCGGCCAGCCACCTTGACGCCCCCACCTCCGCCTCGACGGGCCCGGCCGGAGTCGGCGCCGCCGTTCCCGTAGACCCCCACGGGCGCACCCTGCGTCTTGTGGTCACACGCCGGGGCGTTGAGCCCCACGCTCGACGCGAACAGACGGTGACGTCTAACCCGGAGCCCGAATGAGGAGCCGCAGTAGGTCACGGACTCGGACGGCATCGGAGCCCCAGGCACGTTCTCAACGATCCAGACGCCTCCCCAGTCGGCGAGTCTCGCCAGCGTGGGAGTCAGCAGGTCGGGGTGAGGGTCGAACAGCTGGGCGCGGTGTTGGTGCCGGGCTACCGAGAACCTCTTACAAGGAGGCGACGCGTGGACGGCGTCGAACCCGTCGACCGGGAACGTGAGGGCGTTGGCCAGGTGGAACTCGTAGGGGTAGTGAGGTTGGCGCACCAGGTCGACACCTACGACGTCGAAACCTGCCCGGTGGTAGCCCGTTGCGGCACCTCCAGCGCCACAGAACAGGTCCAGCAGCCGCGGACGTGTCATGCCAGCATGTGCAGGCGCCCCAGGAGGGCGTCGATGCTCTTGGCCCGTGCTCGCTGGCCGCTGTGTTCCCACGCCCGGTCGTGCCACAAGTCGGCCAGGTCGGCGACGCTCTCCGTCGCCCGGTCCAGGTCAGAGATCCCCAACCGGCGCCCGTTCAAGGAAGCCCACTGGGAGCCGTGAGCAGCGTCGCTATCCACGACGCGACGAACCTCGGCCGCCTGGAACGTAGTGAGAACCAACGTGGTGGTGGTCGGTGAGGCCATGGACAGACAGTACCACGGTAACGGCTCACGTGCAACTACTCGGGGCCGGAGCCGCCCGGGTAGCCGGAGTCGGGCGGGGTCTCGGTCACCCACACGTCGTAGCGGTGGACGGGGGAGTCGGGGTCGTTCGGGTCCTCGTTCTCGTGGACCGAGGCGATGCCCCAGCCCATCGCGCACGTGTGGCACCAGGCGTAGAACTCGGGGTGCACGGAGCGAGCCAGGGGGCCGTGGCCCTGGGGGCAGAACCCCTCGGCCAGCATCGCCTCGGCGATCTGTTCGTGGCCGGCGGCCACGAACCGCTCGTCGGGGCCGGAGGTGAACTCGCGGCCCAGCGGGGCCCACGGGACCGGCCCGGGGTCGAGCCCGGGCCGGTCGGAGTCGGCGGTCATCCCCAGGGGAGCCCGCGGCGGGCGGCGCAGACCGGGCCGTAGCCGACGGCGGTCGACTCGGGCGTGTCCAGCGGGCGGGTGCAGAACACGCAGGCGTGGTACATCTCACCGAACCGGGCGGCGTCCTCCGCCGTGGCCAGCGTGGCGGTGGTGCACCGGCGCAGGGCGCCCCCGGCGAACTCCCAGCCGTAGCCGTCCCACTGGCAGGCGTAGAACCGGCGCGAGCGCTGGCCCTTGTGGATCCGGTAGAACTCCCCGTCGATCACGTGCACGTCGCCCTTCTCCGGCACGTAGGCGTCGGCAGGGGCAGCAGCGGCCGGGGCCGAGCGGCGGGGGAGCCCCATCAGGAGGTCGATCACCACGGAGGCGGCGCCCACCGGGTTGTCGGCCGTGTTGAGGTCGGCCACGGTCTGGTCGGCGTCCATGGGGTGGGCGGTCTCGCGCTCGGCGATCAGGCGGCGCAGCAGATCCTCCTGGGGGCCGGTCATGGTCGGACGGGCCGGCGCCACGGGGGCGGGCTCGACGACGGCCGGCGTGCCCTGGGCGGGCGTCCCGACCGCGGGGCACTCGGACACCTTGTGCTCGACGGCCCACGCCTCGCCCCGGCCACCAGCGTGATTCTTCACGAGCAAGCCGCCCTCGGCCTCGACCCAGCCGCCGCAGCGCAGGCACTTGCCGCCGTAGCGGTTGGTGCGGGCCGGGCGAGCGGCCGGCGTCGCCGGGCGGTCGCCGGTGACCTCGCGGCGCTCGGGAGCGTCGATGTTGTCGGCCCGGTTGGTCGGGGGCCGGAAGTCGTCCAGGCCCCGGCCGATCGCCCATGCGGGGGTGACGTCGCACGGGTGCGAGAAGACCTCACCCAGGTTGGGGAAGGTTCGGCCGCAGGCGCCGCAGTCGGCGGGGCGGTCGGTGGTGGTGCCGGTGAGCATGAACACACCGTACCACGGTAACGGCCCACCAGCAAGCGCGGTAACGGGCCAGGCGCGCCAGTGGCCTGCCACCGGGGGACAGGCCACTGGACAAACCAGGCCGCGATATCGCTCGGGCCCAGGTCAGAGGGGCAGGGGCAGCTGCCCCTACCGGTCAGACGGTGCGGAGCTTCCCCGGGTTGGCCTGCTGGTAGGAGAACGCCGAGCCGTGGTCAGCGAAGTAGGCCACCTGGCCGTCGAGGACCACCCGGTACTTGGCGCCCTCGGGGATCTCCTCGACGCCGTCCGGCAGCACAGCGAGCGGCTCACCGACCGGGGTCCCCCGGTGCTCGGGCCCGGTCATGCCCTCGACGACGAGGTCACCAGAGGTGCGGATCCCGCGCCCGGCCCGGGCGGTCCGGCCACCACCACCACAGCCGCAGCCCATCAGGCCCGCCCCCGTCGAGCAGCCGACAGCACCCGGGCGGCCGGCGTGCGGCCGACCGACGCCGCGAGCCGGGAGATCGTGAGCGCCCGGAGACGGGCAGCCTCGACCTCGGCGGTGGCCACGTGGACCACCGGCACCGCAGAGGCCACGAGGGCGTCCCCCCGGTAGCTGGTCGACGCGTGCGGCATCGCGAACCCGGGGACGGGCACGAGGAGCGCCGCTACCAGCTCCTGCCAGCCCGCCCGGTCCGGGTGGGACTGCCAGTCACCCGAGCACGTGCAGGCGAGCGCACGGGCGATCTGGGCCGGTGTGGTGCCAGGCAGGACGGCGCCGGCCATCCAGACGCCCTGGAGTCGCTTGGACTCGCCGACAGCGACCATGCCGAACACGGAGCACGAGTTGTCGTAGTGCTCGGGGGCGGCGTCGTGGTCGTGGCGCGTCATCGTGGCGTGACCGCAGCCCATGGTCACCGGGCCGGCGGGGACGCGGCCCTCGGCGGTGACCGCCCACTTTCCCATGAACCGGGCGTAGTCCACGTTGCCCTCGGGGGCGAACTGGGTGCGCCCCGCCTTCGCGTAGGCCCGGTGGTTGGTGCCGAACGGGGCGACGAGCCCGTACAGGCGGCCGTCGTCGGTGATCGACAGGGCGCTGGTGATCTCGACGTCGGTGGGCTCCTGGAACCAGGAGGCCGGCGGGAGGTCGGTGAGGGTGACGGTGTAGGCGGCGGCCACGAGGGCCTCGGGTGTCACATCGTGACCGGGATCGCCACACCCTCCGCAGGAGCCGCCGCAGCCGCAGCCGGCGGCGTCGACCAGCCGGATACGGTCGAGGGCCTCGGCGGGGCCGGTCATGACGAGCGGCCCCCGGCCCTCGCCGATCCGGACGTGGGCGGCCACAGCGGGGTCGAGGAGGCCACCGGTGGCCAGAACGACCTCACCGGCGGGCAGCTCGGCGGCGGCCGGGGCGGCGTCGGCGAACATGGCCATCAGCTCGGCCGTGGGCTCCAGCACAGCGTCGGCCTGCGCTGGGGTCGACACGGAGGTCAGCTCGGCCACGTTGACGCCGTCGAGGATCACCTTCTCCGGCTGCTGCACGACCTCTTCGAACGGAGCGCTCGGGTCGATCTCCTCCAGGGAGGGCTCCCCGATCGCCGGCCACACCAGCGTCACCGTGGGCGCGGTCTCGTCGCCCCCGATGCTGACCCACCGGTCGAACCCGGCGACGGCCCGGCGCGCGTGCTCCATGGCGTCGGGGTTGTCGAGGTCCAGGCGGATGAACCCGTAGTCGGCGCTCGGGGTCTCCACGATGCGGGTCACGAGCCCGACGGGCACCACCCGGGGGGTGCCCCCGTGGGCGGAGCTGTTCACCTGGGAGTGATAGGCGAACGGGGGCTCGCGGTAGGTCATGTTCGTGAACACCCGGCCCGAGTCGTTCAGGCCGGTGGCGACGCCCTGCCGGTGCATGATCGCCCGGAGGTGCTCACCCGGCTGGGCCGGCGGCCCGTCGTCGGTGCCGGCGTCGGCCGAGGTCGGGTCACCCGAGGCAGGGGCCCCAGGCTCGACGGCGGCGGTCAGCCCATGCCGGGCAAACGCAGCGTCGATCATCGCTGCCAGGTCGGCGCGGTCCATGTCGATGTCCTCCTCCGGCGGGGCGCCGGCCAGGGTGAAGTCGTAGGCCTCGGCGCCGCGGGTCACGCGGAGGCGGTCGAACGTGATGGGCCCTTCGAACTGCTGGGCCACCTGCTGGACGGTGCCAGCAGGGTCGGGCTGGTAGGAGAGGCACACGTGTGCCACCCACGGGGAGTGCTGCTCGGGCGGCATCCACAGACCCGCCTCACCGTTGGCGACCCCAGCCCGCTGGACCGTGACCCAGGTAGCCGCGTGGAGGGGCTCCAGGTCGGCGCCGCCCACGGACAGGACCAGGCAGCCCTCGGGCCCGGACATGTTCCAGACCGCGGCGCCGAAGACGTTGGCCTCGACCGGAGGCTGGCCGGCGGCCAGCTGCTCGGCCTGGGCCAGCAGGGCGTCGAAGGTGGCGTCGGGGATGTCGGCGCCGTCCCCGAGGTAGGCCAGGGTCAGGTGGATGGCCTCGGGGGGCTCCCCCTGGGCGACCGCCCACGCCTCGGGGTCGGCCGGGATGAGCGCCACCATGGCCCCGGTGTGCGGGTCGCCGGTGGTGCTGTCGACCTGGGCCGGGCCCGACACGGCGGCGGCGGCCAGGGCCTCCTCGACCTCGTCCACGATCCCTCCCTGCTGACGGCCCGCCATCAGGAGCGGGTCGGCCGTGTCGGTGAACAGCACCGTGCACCGGCAGTTGATCACCTCACGCGCCGGCCCGTCGGGGTCGCCCGGCACCATGAGCGCGGAGCCCCCGACGTCGAACGCCGTGCCCCGAGGCTGCACCTGGCCGTCGGCGGCCCGGTGCGTCGGCCGGGTGCGGGTGTCCATCGTCGAGAGCCACTGCCGGTACCCAGGGGCGCCGTCGCCCATCAGGTCGATGCGGGCCTGGGCCCCCATGTTGCTGGCGGCGATCACCTCGGTCCGGGCCAGAGTCTCGGCCTGACGGGCGGTCAGATCGGTGACCTCACGGATCCGGGCCCGCAACGCGCCGACGCCTTCGCCCTCAGCGAACCCCTCGACCAGCTCGGCCCGGGCCTTCCCCCACGCCTCCTCCCCGAGCGGGTAGAACCGGTTCTCGACCCCCTGGAGGTACGTCGCGGCGGCGTGGTTCATCAGGGCGTCGTCGACGTCCAGGACAGCGATCCCGAGCCCCAGCACCTGCTCGACCGCAGCCTGGCCCCCAGCCTCGTAGACCTGCGCGAACCACGGGAGCACCTGGTCATGCACCGCGGCGCGCCACTGGACGTCGATGGCGGACAGGTCGTCGAGCGACGCCCGGGCCTGCGCCTCCTCCCCACCGGCGGCCGTCACAGCGGCGACAGCGAAGCGGGAGGCGACACCGGCCATGATCGGCCCGAGGGCGCTCAGCATGACGTCGGTGGCCTCGGCCTCCAGGGCCTCGACCCGGGCCCGGTGAGCGGCCCTCCAGTCCATCAGGACGCCCTCGCTACGGCGGCGGCGGCCAGCACCTGCTCGGCCGGCGTCAGCGACGGAGCGGCGCCCATGTAGGCCTCCAGCAGATCCCACGAGTGGACCGTGGCGTTGCGGATCACGTGCCGGGTGTAGCCGTCGAGCGTCTCGGCCAGCGCCGTCGGACAGACCTGGAGGCGGGCGGCGACCTCGGGCACCCGGTCCCACGCTCCGTCGAGGAGCCCGTCGACGGGCTTCGCCCACACGGCCCCGGCGTTGCAGATGGTGTGCATGAGGTGCGGTTGGGCGTCGAGGCGGGGGTCGAGGTCGCGGGCCCGGCGCGTCGCGTTGCGGAGCCGGTTCCCGGCCCGTTCCAGCGCCCGGTGCACGAGCCCGTCAGCGGCGGCCACGAGCGCCTGGTCGATCTGGGCGGCCCGCACCCCAGCGGGGCGGATCGGCGACGGGTCGGGGACCTCGGACGGGGCGTCGTCGTCGGGGTCGGACTCGGGCTCGCCACCCACCTCGGGCTCGGCGGGCTCCTCCTCCTCGACCTCGTCGGCCGGGGCACCCGGAGGGGCCGGCGCGACAGGGGCGGGCAGCTCGTCCTCGCTGAACACCCCGAGCTTGATGAGCGCCGCCCGCTGGATAGCGGCGTCGCCCCCAGGCTCGGCCGCCTTGATGAGTAGCCGCCGGTCGACCTCGGGCTGGGCCGGGGCCTCGGCCTCGGACAGGCCGGTCTCCGCCCGCAGCGTGTCGCCCCCGACCTCGTAGCGGTCGTAGGCCAGGACGCTGTCGTCCGAGCGGTCGGGCTTCGCCGTGAAGTCGGACAGGTCGTACCAGGCGATGATCTCGGCGCCGTCGGCGTCGCGGATGTCCTGCGCCTGGATGGCCTCGGCCAGCAGCGTGCCGCCGTCCGGGAGATCGAACGCCATGCCCTGCGCCTGGGCCTCGGTCACCAGCCCCGGCAGCAGGTACCCGCGGGTGATGCCGTCGCACACCAGCTCCAGGTTCGGGCGCACGTGAAGCTTCACGCCCTCGTCCTGGGTGATCGCCTTCCCCCAGTGGTTCTCCTGCTCACCGGTCAGCGCCCGGGCCGGCATGTCCATCGCCGTGGCGAGCCGGCGGAGTAGCTCGTCGCGCAAGGTGACCGAGTGCTCGTCGAACGGCGTCCCAAACGTGATGTGCTTGAGCTTGTCGATGTGCTCGCCCTTCGCCTGGAAGACGAACGGCACGTAGGCGGCAGCGCTCGACCGGTCAGCGATCGGGGCCGTGGTGTTCTCCATGAACTCCGCTAGCCACTCGTCGAACCCGGCCACCTTCCCGTCACGGTGCGGGAAGTCGATCTCGGTCGGCACAGCGAACACACCGGCGCCGGCCAGCCGCGACACGGCGGCGGCCTGGATGGCCTGCGTGAGGGTGAACAGCTCCGACAGGATCCCCAGGGCGCCACGTACCGGGCTGTCGGGGCGCCAGTGCCGCTGGGGGTCGGGCTTGTGGACCTTGACCACGATCCCGCCCGGTAGGTCCATCCAGTCGTTCTGGGCGTCCCCGACCTGGACCATGTACATGGGGCGGCCGTCGGGCCCGAGGCGGGGCGACAACCGGATCTCCTCAGCGGAGCGCACCTGCCACGTGAACCCGCCACCGTTGCGCGGGTCGAACCCGCACATGAACCCCACGCCCGGGGTCATCAGGTAGACGCCCCACTGGCGGAGGAGAGCGGCCTGGCCACCGACGCCACCAGCGAGCTGGGCCATGAGCACCTGGGCCGGGTGGTCATCGGGAAGAGGGACCGGTTCGGAGCCGGGGGCCTCGCGCTTCGCAGCGATCAGGCGGGCGCCGCCCATGCTGTTGCCCAGCCACGTCTCGGCGTGCCGTAGCTCACCGGTGTTGTTCCGCATGAACCAGGCGTCGGGGTGCCACGCCTCGGGCATCGGAGCGTCGGCCCGGTTGGGCGTCAGGATCTTGGCCGCCGCGGTGAGTGACCTTTGTGGCGGGCTCGACCCGCTACGCCGTGGGCGGGAGCGGAGCCGGAGCCGGTCGGCCACTAGTTCTCCTCGTCGTGCGTCTCGGTGGCGACGACCCACGCAGCCACGTAGGCCACAGCCGGCCACACGACGAGCGGCGCCGGGAGCCCGTAGTGGACGTCAGCGGCCAGCGTCACCAGCGCGGCGACCCAGACGGCCACGCACCAGGGGCAGGCGGTCAGGTACTCCTGCCAGTCACCCCGAGCAGCGATCCACGAACGGCCCCGGGCGACGGGCGGGAACGCATCGGCCACCAGGAGCCGAGTCACCCGCGCCACCGCGAGGGTGAGCAGCACCAGCAGCAGAAACACGTTCACGCGGCGAGCGTACAGTGCGCCCCGGTCACGGTGGGTGTACGTCAGCCCCGGCGGTCACTGGGGACAGGAACCGCCGGGGCCCGAACGCAGCTCTAGCGCAGCTCTCGCAGGAGCGACCCTAGCTCAGAACGGGAACACCTTCTCGGTGAGCCAGTAGGCCACGAGCGCCGGCATGGTGGCCAGGAGCTGACGGGGGTCGAGCACGTGCGACCGGTAGGGGCCGTCGAGCTGGTAGACGGTCAGCGACGGGTTGGCCTCCGTGAAGAGGCCCGGCGTCGACACGGAGACCCGCCAGGCGGACCAGCGGACCGGGCGCCGCTGGGGGTGCTCGGTGGCCGGGTGCTGCCACAGCACGTAGGTGACGGCCTCGTGGACCACGTGGTAGCTCTCCGACCCGTTCCCGAACCGGTGCCACGCCACCTCCAGCGCGTGCGGGTGAGCGTGGCCCTCGGCCAGGACGCAGTCCCGGCCCTCCCCGAGCACGTGACGCCACGAGTTGCCGGCCAGTTCGATGGCCAGGCCGCAGCCGGCGCAGCGGGGTACGTCGATGTCGATGGCCACGTCAGCTCTCCCCGCGGGCGGTCCGGAGAGCGGCCACCCGGTGGTGCTGGTCGCTGACGTCGATGCCCAGGGCGTGGGCCAGGCGGACAGCGTTCGGGACGTCGAGCACGATGGTGACCTTCCCGTTCCCCTGGGGGGTGACGGCGTCGACCACCCGGAACCCGCCGATACCGGCGTCCGAGAGTCCCGCGTCGACGCGGTCGGCGGCGGCCTCGGCCTCGGCGCTCGACGTCTTCCACTTCTCGTGGGCCTCTCGGGCCGAGTCGTACGGGGCCAGCTCGGCCGGCACCATGAACTGGCCAGTGCGGGAGAACACGCCCGGCACCATCTCGGCCGACCGGGGCACGATGGCGCCGGTCTCGTAGTCCAGCTCGTCGACCAGCACGTGGCGGACCAGGCGCCCCGAGGACGACTGACGGCGGACGATCTCGGCGGCGCGCCAGCGCGGGGGCTGGCACTCGACCGCCACGTCGAACACGGTGTACTCGTCGCCGATCACGATTTCGGACAGCAGCATCTCAGGTCTCCTCGGTGGTGGGTTCGGGGTGAGCGTCGACCGTGGCCGCATCGCGGACCAGGTCGCCGAGTCGGAGGTTGATCAGGCCGGAAGTGACGTCGTCGACGATCTCGGCGGCGGCGGAGGTGAACGAGCCGCGCCGATGGAGGATCGACACGCCCGGGCGGGGCTCGGTGTGCCGGTCGACCTCGTCGGCCATGGCCCGGAGGCGGTTGGCGAGGCGGCCGGCGGTGCGGTGGTAGGTGGCCACGTCGGCATCGCGGGCGTCGCGGGGGATGGGCATCGGGTGCTCCTCGGGGTGGGTTCGGTGGGAGATGGTCGAGCCCGGGGCGGGCGGCGTCCGCCCCGGGCTCTTGTGGTCAGGCCTCGGTGACCAGGACCACGGTGGTGGGGACCGGAGGCATCGGGACCTTCCCGAAGCGGGTCCTGCTCGTGCCCCCGGCGGTCTGGCGGGCGGCCTCGCGCTCGGCGTCGGCGGCGCTCGCCCGGCACGAGACCTTCGGGGCCTTCGCTCCCTGGTCGGCGACCAGCACGGCGGCCGCTCGGGCGGCCCGGGCGCCGCTCACGGTCTGGGCGGGCCAGCCGGCGAACGTGACCGTGATGGTGGCGGTGCCGTTGTCCCAGGTTCGGGTGGCGGTGGGGGCGGTGAAGCTCATGTAGGAACCGTACCACGGTAACGCCCAGCCGTCAAGCGCGGTAACGCACGAGCAGGGGCCAGACGCGGAACCGCCCCCGAGCCGAAGCCCGGGGGCGGCCCCCAGGGGGACCTACTCCCCGTGGTAGGGCAGCAGGCCCTCGTGCCGGTAGTCGGCCCAGACCACGATCCCGTACCGGTAGGACAGCTGCGCGGCGGCCAGAGCGGACACCGCGATCTCCTCACCGTCGACCCAGGTACGGGCGGTGTCGCCGTACAGGGTGAACTCGGTGTCGATCAGGGACAGGGGCACGAGCCACCCGTCGGCGTCGAAGGCGCCGAAGGTGCCGTCGGTGTCCACGAACACCTCGCCCGACTGGGCGGTGTTGGTGGAGTCGACCAGGGTGGCCGGGGTGGAGAAGGGGGTGGTGGTGCCGGTGAAGGTCATAGGGAGAGCGTACCACGGTAACGGCGTATGTCAAGCGCGGTAACGGGCGACCTCAGTATTCGTTGGCGATCGCCTCGGCGGCGGCCAGTTCGAACACGGCCAGCGTCACGTGCGGGAGGTCGGGGTCGAGGAGCAGCGCCCGGAACGCAGCGGCGCGGCGGCCGCCCTGGAGCCGCTCGACGGCCTCGGCCTTCCGGTCGTAGCACAGCAGCTCTCGGGCGCCCGGCACCTGGGGGTCCCCGGACGGGTGGGGCTGGTAGGCCCCGAGCATGGTCTGGCCGGCGATGTCCTCGACCCGCCACTTGCCGGCGGAGTACTCGGGGTGGTGGACCACCTCCGCGGTCGCCCACAGGGCCAGCTGCCGCAGCGCGGCGGTCAGCTCGGGCGTCATGGCTGGGGGCGCAGGAAGTAGGCCAGGGTGTCGGCCAGCTCGTCGACCTCGCCCTGGGTCAGATGCACCGGCCCCCGGCGCAGGACATCGGCGATCGCGGCGTGGGTGGGCACGGGCCGGTGGGAGCCCGGCCGGCGGTAGACGGCGCCGGCCATGGCGATCCGGTCGAGCGGGGTACGGGCGCCCATCACGCGTCCGCCTCGGGGTCGAAGACCTCGTTGGCGAGGCGGTGCCGGTCGACGCCGTCAGCGCACCGGACCACGTACCCGAGGCGGACCACGTCGAGCACAGTGCCGGCCATCGGCTGGCGGGCCTCCATGATCACCACGGTGTCGCCCAGCGACCGGAGCTTGCCGAGGTCGAGGTGGTTGCGGCCGGCGGGCACTAGCAGGGCTCCCCGGCGGGGCACCGGCCGGCGGCCAGGCAGGACAGGGTGTGCGAACGGGCCGGGTGCCGGGCCGCGTCGCGCTCGGCGTCGCGGGCGGCGTACTCGTGGTCCTCGGCGTCAGCGTCCGCCCACGACATGGGCTGTACCGGGCGGGTGGTGTTGGTGATCTCCATACCCAGACCGTACCACGGTAACGGGCCACGTGGCAAGCGCGGTAACGCTGCCGGGCCGGACGGGCGCCAGTACCCCGACCGACCCAGCAGCGCGAAATGTACAGCAGAGGCCCGTTCAGGCCGGCGGGCCAGCGGCACCCGACTGGTCAACCTGACCAGCGAACGGCACGATCCCGACCAGGGGGCGAAGCGTTCCGAACCGGTCGGCATCGTTGGCCACGAGGTCCCCCTGCTCCTGGAGCCGCACCAGGTGGGAGTGGACCGTGCCGAAGTGGAGGCCGCGGCGGGCGGCGACCGCTCGGACCGTGGCCCGGCCGGTCTGGGTGTACTCGGCCAGGAGGGCCAGGAGGGTGGCGGTGCGGGCCGGGGTCACGTAGTCGGGGTGGCGGGCCAGGGTCGGCGGCCAGACGGTGCCGGGGACCACGGGCCCGGGGTCAGTGGGCATGGTGGGCGCTCCAGCCGGCCAGCCGAGCCAGCACCCCGAACTTCTCGGCCCGCTCGCGCTTCGCTCGGCCCCCGTCGTCGTGGTCGGCGGCGTAGGCCACGAATGCCTGGGCGGCCAGGATGCCCAGGTGGCCCCACAGCTCGGGGTGCATGTCGCCCACCGAGCCGCCCGGCAGGATCGTGCAGAACGGCTGGGCGCCGTCGCCGAGGCGGGCGCCGCGGATGACGTAGGCGTTCGCCTGGTCGTCGTGCGGGTGGCCGGCGGCCACGTCCCACTCATGGCCGGGGTCCAGCTCGGCCAGCTTCGCCTCGGCGGTCTCGACGATGGCGTCAGAGATCGCCGAGGCGGCGCGGTGCCGGTCTCGGGCCTGCTTGGCCTCGGCCACCGACTCGTCGAGGGCGGCCATGAGGACGCCCAGGCTCTCCGGGTCGCCCGGTCTCACCCTCTCGCCTCCAGGTCGCCGGCCATGTCGGACAGGTCCTCCAGCAGCACAGCCTCGCCACCAGGGTCGGCCACCTTCATGCCGTAGCGGTGGACCTGGCCACCGAACTCCAGGTGCCGATACTCGGCCGGCGGATCCCAGCGGGCCAGCCCAGCCTCGACGGGCTGGGGGAGGGCGTGGACGGTGTGGGCCCACACGAACGTGGGGCGGGGCAGCACGAGCCCTATGGCAGGTTCGCCCAGCTCGGGCTGCTCGGGGGCGACGATGTAGACGCGGCAGGGCGCCAGGTTGAACGCCTGGCCACCGATGGCGTCGACCTGCCGGAGGTTGGGTCGGCCCTGGGGGCGGCAGTCGACCAGCAGGGCGTCGGGCCGGCGGCCTGCCAGGAGCTGCCGGCCCAGCTGCTCGGGGTCGGTGCCGTCGCCCACGATGTCGACGACCAGGTGGAAGCGCTCGACGGGGCCCACGACTTCGCGGGCCATCAGTCGACCACCCCGAGGTCGCGGAGGAGGCGGAGGGCCCGTCGGCCCGTACGCCAGGCCCTGTAGCTCTCCCACGCTTCCCAGCCCGCGGCGAGCACCAACGGGGCCGCCAACACGGCAGCGGCCACCACGGGCGCAACTACGCCCCTCTCGGGCGCCTGGAAGTCACGGGGCACGAACCCGTCGGGTGCGGGGATGACACCCTCGCCCCGGCAGCGGAGGCAGTCGGGGAACGCGACGACGTCGCACGAGGGGCACACCACCACCGGGCCCGTCCGGGTGGGGCGGTAGTGGGCGGCGATGCGGGCGGCGGCCAGGACACGGCGCCGGTGTTCGGCGTCGACCTCGACCCGCTGGTCGGGCTGGAGGTCGGAGCGCTGCGCCCAGCCCTCCAGCTGCTCGTCGGTCAGGTCACAGAGGCCACGGGCCCAGGCGTCGAAACGGGCCGCGTCCATGCCGTCGACCACCCGGCGCTCGGCGTCCTGGAACCGCTCGACGTCGTCAGCGGTCGGCTCGCACCCGCTGTAGGCCAGGCGCCCGACCGTGATCCCCGGGAACGGGGGCGGCCCCGGGGTGTCCATCTGGCGGCGCATCTCGACCAGGAACTCGTGGTCACGGACGGTCTGGTCGGTGTGGGCGGGCTCCCAGTCGCCGTCGGCCAGCTTGACCACGTAGCCCCCGGCGGCCGACCAGCCCACCCCTCCGGAGCGGGAGTTGAGCCAGAGAGTGAACCCGTCGACCTGGGCGCGGCCTGCGTGGGTGTGGCAGAGAACGAACTTCCACGGGCCGCCGTCGTCCTGGGCCAGGGTGGCCTCGTAGGTGACGGGCAGGTGGCAGGGCACCTGTACGGGGAGTCGGGTGACCTCGTAGGCGAAGAGGGGCCACTGGCACACGGGGGCGTCACCCATTGGAGGGCACCTCCCCGTCGGTCAGGAGCTGCCACACGGCCAGAGCGATGGCGCTCTCTTTGGGGCCGGCGCCCACGATGGTCTCGGACAGCTCGGCGAACGTGACCGGGAACAACTTGGCGTCCACCGAGAGCCAGACCTGGTCACCGGGCACGGGGAGGCGGCGGCGGGCCTGCGCCCACTGGGCCGCAGACCTACCGTCAGAGCCGGTCGTCCAGCCGTAGGCGTCAGCGGTGCGCCACTGGTAGCCGGCGGGGACGTCGGCCACCTGGCAGAACCAGGTGGGGCGGCCGTCGACCTCGGGGCCCGGGAACAGGCGAGGCTCGGGCTCGACGGGCTGGTGGACCTGGGCGCGGGTCGACAGGGAGCAGAACGCCACCTTGCCCTCCTCGACCACGATGGCCCGGCACGAGGAGCTGACCCCCTGGCGGCCGGCGTCGAAGTCGTGGTGCTGGTCGAAGGGGATGGCGTGGACCAGCGACAGGCGGGGGCGGCCGCAGAGGTCAGGGACCGTTGACGGGTTGTCCAGATCGTCGGCGGTCAGCAGGGTCATGCACTCGTCGTCGGTCGGGTGAGGGGTGAACGGGTGGGTCATGTCGGGGGGTCCTGTTCGTCGGGGGTTCCCCCTGACGTTACCACGGTCACGGTGTGGCGTGGGTTCTCCGCTGGCAGCCCGCAACGGCGGCACTCCGACCCACCGGGCCTGCCGTCGCGGTGCTCGTAGGTGTGCGGCAACAGGTCGCCCATTCGGGCCCCCGGGTAGCACGAGGGCTCCAGCTGGGAGGCGTGGCCCGAGCAGGACGCGTGACCGCAGTTGTACCGGTGGTGGGTCGGGTCGGTGGCCGGGCGCCGACACGCCGTGCGGTTGCAGAGATCGTCCGGGCCGCGCTCGTAGTCGTGGGGCTGGCGGGCCTCGTGGTGGACCTCGTCGGAGAGCGGCCGGCGGCACAGCGGGATCGCGCACATCGGCGTCGCGCCATCGTTGATGAACCCGTGCTCGGCGACCTCACCGGCGTGGGTCGGATGGTCGGGGGGCAGCTGGCAGCACGGCACCCGTTCGGTGTCGACCGTCC